GGTAGTAGACGAACTTTGTATTGTCTTACCATCTGTTGTAAGTGTTTTTAGTAAGTAATTATAACTATCCCCATCAGGAGTTATATCCCCAAAGGTTCCCTTGAACTCCATGATGACACCAGGCACTTGTTTCTTACCATCTTCCGCAATAGTGGATTGCAGAGTAGTCGGAACAGTTGATCGGTAGTAACTAGAAAATGGATCATAAATGTTTAGGTGTGCATTAGATGAAGTTACATAGTAACCCAGTTTGTTTGCTACATCTACTAAGACTTCCCAATCAGACTTATTACTTTGATCTATTACTGGAAACACATAGTCGTTGTTTGGGACAGAGTATGAGAAATCGTATTTATTTGCTAGTTTCTTTACAAGACTAGGCAAAGAGATATTTTTGTATAGAGCACTTCGTGGAGGTTTCATTTCATAACTTGTGCCAAAACAGACAACCTTGGCTTCTTGAATAAGAGACTCGTTAACAGAACCCATTCTTGAGTATGACCCAACTTCAATGTAGGCAATGTACCCATTGAACTCCACGATGTTTGCAGTGTTATTTCCAAAAGTAATGGTGACTGGAAGACCACGGTAGGCAATTACGGCAGATGCTGGGAACCCTGCATAGGTAATTGTTGCAATGTCATGCTTATTTTCTGAGTATGAAATGTCAACAGCAACAACTTGCTTATCTGGAACAGTCCCACCAATGATGTTAGTAGTGATTATTGGTGCGTTGTTAAATGGAAATCTGGTAATCATTGTGGTACACGTATCTCTGTACCTGGAGCAATATCTAAAGGAAATGCAATCTGCGGATTAACATCGGCTAATCTCCACCATTGCCCTGGATCGCCATAGAGTTTTGCCGCAAGTGATTCTAAGGTATCCCCATACGTAAGGGTATAAATAAAGACAGAAACATTAGGCACAGTTTTGCGAGATGCTGTTACTGCACCATCATCTAATACAACAGGGTTATATTCATACCTAGATAATGCGGTAATCATTTCTTACCAACCGTCAGGCTACTTAAACCCACTACCTGGTTATAGTTTATACCTGTACTCTTCATTGTAATTTTTTGTGGAAGTACCACTTCTCCTGTAGTTGCTCTTTTACAGTACGTAGTTAGTTCTAATTCAACATTAAACTTATCTTGGTTAAACGGCCTAAAAGAATACTCATCTGCAAGTTCCCATGTCCAGGCTGCCTGCGTTCCCACATCTTTCCCACCCCCAAACTCTTCCTGTTTTCCATAAATCATTGTGTGTCTATTCTTAGACACTTTATAAAAAATTGGGTGGTGGTCAATAGATATTACTAAGGGGTTAGACGCAATCCCATATTGTGAATACTTATTTGCATCATCTGGTGGTGCACCAGTTGTATACGTTAATGTAGACGCACTGGTTGCATTACCCCCATTAATAGTTCTACTATTTGATGCATTGTTTACATAAGAATGCCACGAGATCTTTAATGTTCCACTAAACGTAAATTCTAAACCACCACCTACGTTTTTGGTATTTGATGCTTCCTTATAAAACGCAACACCTTTATCTGAAACAATTGTTTCAAAGTTTATATTTTTTACTTTTTTTTCACTTTTTGATAAAAAAGAAGACACCTTTAAGCCACCAGATGACCCCTCACGCCAAACGGCTGATTTAAGAAAGTCAGCCATTCCTGCAACAGTAGTATCCTGTAGTTGTCTTTCTGTTGTTCCTGCTGGGGCTAAATCGGCTTGGCCTTCTACTCCATCAATTTCACTTGTTGGAAGTATTGGCATATCTGTTAAGAATGTTTTTTGCTGGACAAACCCAATGTACAAGGCTTGCATTTGCACGGCTACAGAGCACTGAGTTGGAATAAACCCACGAGTAAACTTGTTAAAAGTAACTTGGCTACTGGTGATAAACCCTTCAACCATCATCCAGTTACTAAACACTACACGAATAGGTTGGGGAACAAGAAATGCTTTGTTGCCCAGGTTAGAAGTAAAGGCAGTCATCCTGCTTGGGTCATACACAGTTTCTTTCACTGTGCTAGTTGCATCAGCAGGATCAACACTTTCTTGTTCCTCTGCGGCTAAAGACAAAGCATTGTCAGCAATAGCCTTGGCAACATCTTTAGCAAGACCAACTCCTAAGATATCGTCTAGCACCATAATGTCTGCAAGTACACCAATTTCAGTTACCCATGCAGGATCATACTTTTCCGCTGAAAGAAATCTAGAAGACGTTTGCTCAAAACTACTATTGTTTGTACCTTCATCTGCTCGTTTACCTTTTAGTAGTTTTCCACCCATGAGGTATTGTCCGCTATTTACTTCGGCTTCTCTATTAAACAAAAGATCAAATGCATACCCTGCTTTACCAGGAACTGGTTGGGTAAGTTGAGCAGGGTCTTGATTAAAGAAAAATTGCATACTGGTATCAGACTGGATTGCACGAGTGATACTGTCTGGGTTGAATTGGAAGTTACATTTTAAGTTACCTAATGTTGATGCGGCATCTGTTCCAGTAGACTGTCTAGCATAGAATTCAGTTAGCCTTCGCACGTACCCACGATTAATGGTTGTCCCACCTACCGTATCTCTGGCCTTAGTTTTATCCCTTGTAGCAGGATAGATAAACTTTGGGTTTTGCTCACCCTGCGTAAAGCCACGTGAAGCAATTCTTGCTTGTGCTTCTAGATTTTGGGTTTCAGTAAAGGTGTTAAGTAATTTTTGCTCAGTAGTTTCGGTAGTTTTAGTTTTGTATACCTTTGCACTACTCTTCTTAGCAACAGCAGGAACATCTACTCTTCGGTCATATTGTCTATCTTCTCCGCCAAATGCCATTAGCCGTTCCTCAACAGTTCTTTTCTAAGTTCTCGTTCCATAATTTGGGCAATCTCTTGCGCCATCTTTCTTGCGTCTTGTTGTGTACTACCAGAGGAAGTTACATAGATATTAGGAGCAATTGTAACATTAGTTCCACCCTGCACTTGTACGTTTGGTGCTGAACGAGTTGGTCCACTAGGCATAGGATCACCACGATCAACACCAGCAGTACGGGCAGCAACTTTTGCTTTCTGCATCCAACTGTCTGTCTTAGCCATATGGCCTTCTGAGGTTTTCCAAGGAACATAGTTTTCACTATCTCCACCACCCAATATCCAAGCACCTTTAACATTGTTTGTTGGGTCAAAAAGGTCTTCTTTAGATTGGATGTTAAATTTCTTTAACCGATCTGGTTCTAGACTTCCCTTCATATTGATTTGAAATAAACCATATGAACGATCTACTCCAACTCCGTTATACGCACCAGGTTTCCATGCAGATTCCCTACCTGCAATAGCCATCATATTTAGCAAGTGCTGTCCACGAAATCCTCGCTTGTACATTAAATTTGCAAGTGCTACAGGGTCCATTGCTCCTGCTGGGGGAGTTCCTGCTGCTTGTGGGGTTGAGTTACTAGTTCTTCCAGTGCTTTGTGACTGGACACTGCTACTCCCACTTCCAGAAGCACCACCCATTGCTTGTTGGTTTTCAGCAGATATTGCACTTATTTGCTGACTTAAGGACATTCCTTGGAATGTGCTGTATGTTCCCGCACCACCACTACCTTTTTTACCTACATACTTATCGCCAATAATATAAGCACCAGTATCTGACCCACTACCTCCCTTAGACGTTCCTGGAGGAGCGCCCCACTTAGAGCCACTCTTCTCATATTCCCATCGTGAGTTAGGAAGTTCTGCTGGTTGAATGTGCCAAGGCTCACCGTTGACATCCCCAAAAGTCTTAAGTCCGAATCGGGCAGCATTCTTCTGTACCCAGTCAAGGTCTCCAACAAGGTCGGCAGCAAGTCCAATTTCGTGCATAGACTTTCCTGGAGGTGCAGCAGGAGCACCACTAGTGTGCTTGTACTGTTCTCCATTCCATTCAGCATCGCCCTCTGATCCATCCGTTACTTTTGTATACCGAGAAAGGAACAGTTGTTTTTGTGTGCCCTCTGAACGAATACCCTCACCAATACCTACGTTAGGGTTTTCTGCAAACATCTGCAATAGGCGGTTTTTAAAGGTTGTGTTCATTGGCGCAAATGTAGATGCAGTTGCTACCTGAGAAAGTGGAACACGATTAGCAGGCTTAGAGTAACCCATAGGCACAGATACACCAGATTTTTGTTTCTTATCTGCTGGCATTGGGTCACCAGTCATTAAGGTTCCACCCATCATCATTAGTGGTACTCCTGCCGCAGAACCAATACCTGTTCCGACAGCAGCAGCACCAAGACCAAAGGAAAGCGCCCCAAGTCCTTTTCGGAGCATTCCACCCTTTGTAGATATTCCTTTTCCAATAATTGGAGAGAGCGCTTCTTCAAGTCCACCCAAGGCTCTAGTTACTGCTTGGATTCCCTTTTCCATATCAGCATAGTTGTCTGCTTGACGCTTATAGAAGTTCTCATCTCTTCCTTCTTTTGTGCGGGCAGTCTCCTCTGCTTGGGTAGCAAAGTTGTCTTCAATGCCCATCATCTTTCTTTGGGCTTTGTTGGAAGGGTCGTACATTCCCTTCCCGCCCTTCTTCTGATACGCAACATTAGAATCGGCGTAGTCAAGAACCATGTCAATCATGTCTGGTGGGACACCCATTGATTCCAATCTTGTTCTTGTTACTGATCCAGATTGACGTGCTCCCTTAAGCACTCCAGCATTAGTTAAACCAGAATTCTTTGTAATGTCCTTGATGACTTGATCAATTCCACGCTGTTGCCCACCCACACCATAGATACCTGTTCCAAGCATCATGGTCATACGGTTGTTTACTTGGGCAGTTCCCAATGTTTGCACCATGTTTGCCATGTCACCAGTGGAGTAGGAATATCCAGACACGGCACGAAGCCCAGCAATACCACCTGCTTGTTTAGATGCTTCAATTCCTGTACTTGCTTGAAGCGAAAGCAACGTATCAATTCCACCATAGCCAAGTCGTTGATTCTGTAGTGGTTCTCGCATTTGGTGGTAATACTGATTATTTGTAATACCTTTGTTCTGTTGGTAGTAAACACCAAGTTTGTCAGCACCAAGAGATCTTTGGTAATTGTTATTTATACGATTGTCTAGTGCTTGGATTCCTGCGTTAAGCACTTGCATAGCAGCAGCAGCAGTACGACCACCTCCGCCACCACCCATTCCACCACCCATTCCACCACCGCCAGCGGCTTGGTTAATAGTAATGTTTTGGATTGCTTGTCTAGCATCAGTTGAATTGGCTTGGATTGTTGGGTTATTAGTATTACCACTGGCTGAACCTAGTGGTAACTCAATACCACCAGCACTTTTATTTGCTTGTGTTCCTGGAAGACCACCAGCCTTTTGAATACCCTGTAAGGCTTTAAGAGTTTTATCTAGTTTGGTATTGATTTGCGTTAAGTTTTTACTAAGCCATTCAAAATCACCACGAACGCCTTTAACGCTTTTAGCCAACTTATCAATAGATTCCGTATCAAGTTTAAACTTGGTACGAAGATCTCCTAGGTTTTTCTCTGCCATTATGACTCCTGTTTACGCCATTTGCTCATTGCTGACCAGTAGGATCTTTGCCGTACAGTCATCGTTTTAATGTCTTTGAGCGAAAAGCCCTTGTAAACAGTTGCTATTGAATCGTAGTCCCAATATGTTACTACTAAATTAGCCGAATAAAAGTGAGGCCCAGTTGAGCATGATTGGGAAAGGCTTTTCGCAATGGGCACAGTGGGCATCCACCTCCTTGATTTCTGGGCCAGGTTGTGCTTCCAATAGTCTGTCAATGATTTTTGCTCGGTCTCGCATACCCAATTTCTTAGCCCAAACCAATGGATCATTAGGTTTAGTACCCTCTGCCCAAACAGCACACCTTGCAATAAGGATGGTGTTCTGCTCTGGAATAGTTGTTGCTGTCTTGCTAACATACTGGCTATCAGAGCCAGTAACTAGGTCAAACTTCTGTAATGTCCCATTTTTAAGTACAACCTCAATAGGTTCTTTTGGGTCTAGTTCACTGTCCCGATTAGGGAAATCGTTTAAGTTAATAAACACGTCGTTACTTAAACGGCAGTGTGGGCAATTAATTTGGTATTCACGCCTATCGCCATATGTTGCTTTGACTGTAGCCAAGAATAGAGCATCCCGATCACCAATAATGAGAGAGTCAATAACCGATGGCTTATCTTTAATACTTGTGTTTCCAATAGAGACAACACTCCTTTTAAGAAGTGCTGCCATATATTGTGCATACAACAAATCATCATCAGAATCAAGAGCCGCAAGCGCCTCTTCATCTTCTCCAGTAAGTTCCGATACTACGGCGGTGGTTTCCCACTCGCCAGTAGTAATGTTCTTAACTCCTCGGAAAAGTTCAATAGTTACATCTGGTGATTCTTGAATACGGGGTACTGGGTCAGACATGGCATGATTAAGTGCCATAGCATCAGATTGTGTTGCCATTATTACTCCTAATTGTTTGGTAACCGAATACTATCTTAAAACAAATTATCGTGCTGCTAGTTCATCAATCTTGGTTGGGTCCCACTCAATGTAAAAACCTTCATGGTGAATATTCATTTGTTGTACCATGATGCCGTTGTCTCCAGCATTCAAGTCACTAAGACCGTATGCGCCAGGCCAGCAGTTAAACATTTTAAATGCCAACTTTACGTTGCCTGGCTTTACTGATGTACCAGCAGTGTTATCCATTTGATACTGAGCATCTCCAGCCATGTACGGGTGATCATACACCTTAACAAGGATGTCACAACGGTAGTTGATAGAGTCTCCTGCGGAACCACCTTCAAAACCATTGATGCCACCGTTGATCCAAGCATGCATGAATTTCTGCCACTGCCACAACTGATCCTGACCAGAGAAAGCACCACGAGCAAAAGAAACTGCTGGGAAGTCTGACTGACCAATCATCTTATGTGGATGTGTATTCATGCCACCTTCACGGTAAGCAATCAATTCATTTTGTACTGATAGACCACCAACCTGGGCAAAACCAAGATCGCCTACACCATTAAGTAGTGTCTGTAGTCCGCTATCAATAGGTACAAACCTGACCGTAAATTTAAAGTTACGTAGAGGGTCTGTACGCTGGGTTTGTGCATTTGCCATTAGTGTCTCCTAGATATTAGTGGTTACTGTGCTTCCACCAGTCCATTGACTGATGGTGATTACGATAAATTCAGCAGGTGATTGCAAGGCAACTCCTACTTCAATGTTTACAACTCCATTTTCAATATCCAGTGCCGTGTTGTTTGCTGAACCGCAGTTTACATAGAATGCTTCTTGCGCTGTGCGTCCTTTAAGTCCGCCAGTTGCCCAGAATGTATTGAGTAGAGCGGTAACACGAACAGTGAGGTCTGTCCAAAGTCGGTCATCGTTTGGCTCAAATAATGCTGATGCAGTAGTTGTCTTCAACGTATCTTTGAGGAAGTTAAGTGAGCGGCGAACCGACACAAACTTATCTGAAGTGTTACGAGCCTGTGTACGGGAACCATTAATGATTACACCTACTCCAGGAACTAGAGTAAACAAGTTTAATTGATTTTCTCTGTACAAGGTACCCTGCTCTGTTTCAGTAAGGTTTGCAAGCAAGCCATACACGTTGCGAAGATCAAGTCCGTAACCAGCAGGAGATTTTGCAATGCCTCGTGATACTTCCGAACGAACAAACGCACCAGCAACTGCTCCACCTGGGTAGGTGTCACGAACAGCGGCAGCACCAGTCTTTGTTGGATCAAACATTTTAAGTGCTGGTCCGTACACGGCTGCATAACTTGATTTGGTGTATGGCTCAACAGCATCTGCCAAAGTTTGTTTTGAAGTTGCTGTAAGTGGACTATCAATGATTAGGAACGAGTTTCCACGAGTAGCCATAACGGAAATAGCGTTGTTAATAATTGTTGAGTTAGTTTGTCCAACCAAGTTAAACAACAAGCCTGGAACAATTGTGTCGTAGCGGTTAATGGTAGTTGCCCAATCATTTGCATCAATTGTTGAGCCGTTAGAGCCACTTGAGAAAGTAGTTGCTGATACGTAGTCACCTACAGCAAGACCAGTAACTGCAATAGCAACTCCACTTGCAACTGTTGCTACGCTTGCTGAAACTACGTATGAAGAGTAGTTATTTAGAACAGTAGCAACGTAACGATTACTTGCTGGATTCAAAGATAGTCCAGACCAACTTTCTACTGTCGTTCCATCAAGATTTACTGAAACAGTAAACAATGAATCAATGTTTGCTTTTGGTGCAGTAGTAATATCTGTTAAAGTTTCTGATTGGAATGTGTAATCAGCAGTAATGCCGTTACCCCATGTTCCAACTGACTTTGCGTTTAAGAGAACCAAGTTGGTAAGTGCCCCACCTGTTGGAGTTCCCGTAAGCGCACCAGCAGCAACTACTGCTGCGGCATCAGCAACACGTGCCACATACGCAGCCTGACCACCATTAGCAAAGTAATGGTAAACAGCATAGCCAAGGTCATAAGAAATATCTAGATCACCAAAGAGTGCTTTGTACATAGCCCAAGTTGTAACCAGCGTTGGGGTAGTTGGTCCTCGTTCTGCTGTTCCTAAAAATGCAGCAGCAGTTGATCCAGTGTTCTGTTGAATGTTTGTCGCAAACGTACCTTCTTGTACGTATACTCCTGGGCGTTCGTAAGCCATTATTTACTCCTCTAACTTAGTGGGGGTTTTGATAGGAAAATCACGAGTTAAAAACATAGGTTTGATGGCTAATTGTACTACTGATTGACGTGACAGGTTTTGTCTGCGCCAACTGCACTAACTCTTGTCCTGTTATTTCTGCTGACATTTTTAATGTTAACACCTTACGGAATATGCGTTTTCTGTACCCTGATTCAGTATCCAGTAGATCCGCATTGGTCCAATCCAGCATGTCAAACCTTCGTACCGTATTATCTGCTGGGATAGTAATGGAGTTGTACCTAAAGGGCACAACCTTTGAAAGCAGGACAGAAGTCAATTGTCTGTCATGTAGTGCAGATCGGCAATAAATAGAAACTTGATAAAGAAGGTCTACAGGGACAAATGGGTCGGCAGTCATAAAATGAGCGCTAGCAGAATAAGAGTTGCTGGCGCTTACTAAAGATGCTTCACTAGGCCAGTAGGTAGCAAAGCCTGGGTGGTTCTCAAACCGAGCACTATGAGTTGTGTCAAAGTACACAGGGCTATCAGAGTATTGACGGTCTGTGGCATGCAGCACGTCTATAAGTTCAATAGTAACAAATGGGTATTCCCGCTCAGTTTCACCTTCTGGGTAACGAAAGAATACTTTGACGGGACGACGGGCGTTACGATCATCAACTACATACAAAGAACTAAACCTTGCCTTAATTGCCTCGTCCTCTGCAAGGATAAAGCCAGTCTTCATTTGCTACGCCCAGTGTCGGCTAATTTCTTTAGTTTACGCTCAATAGCCTTACCAAACTTTGAGTTAGCCGTAATAACTTCATGGCGAAGTATTGACTTTGCCCCTGTGCTTGGAGAGCCATACTCAATCTCCATTGCTTGCTTACTAGACTTTGCAGTGGTTCCGTAGACAAATGAACCATCTTTATTGTCCCATTGGATTCTAAAGTCTTTTGCAATACCTTCCCAACCCTTGTCTTTTTGTGGGAGTACTGCCTGAATGCGGGATACCTCTTCTTCTCTACATTCCTCAATGATGTCATTAAGGTATGTTTCTAGGTTAAGCAGTAAGTCACCATAAAAAGCAAGTGGCGCTGGGCATCCCTCAATAAGTTTCTTAGAACTGGAGTTCTGGGCAATAGCAGGTGTAGCAACCATGATGACTCCTCAGTTCTAGGCGTTGTATCGCTTGACGCTCATCAAGCAATATAAGTTTATCAGGTAGACGCTGGGAGGTTTACAGGCCAAGGATAGTCTTGAGTATTCATTGCTGCTGGACCTGGATCATTTACCATTTCCTCATCAACATAAATTTCTAAACCTTCAATTACTACAAGAACATCATCTTTTGCTCTGCCTCGTACCCGATACATAGAAACACCATAGTAACGAGCATCATAAAAGAACATATCATTCAAGTGTCGCTGGTACTCAAAAGGCTGACCCACACCAGCAGTACGCATATCCTCAATAGAAAGTACTACGTTAACTACTTGCACTGGCTGACGACCTTCAGGAATAGCCCGTTTAGTATCTTCAGTTTCAGTGATCATTAGCGTTGGGAGCACTATTCCATCTCTATATTTTTTACCACCAGTGGAAGTATTGCCCTCGTCATAGACATCATCTAAGGTGCTTCCACCCTGCCCAAAGGGAACGAATTCAAACCATGTGATGAACTCACCAGCGTTTCGTTGGTACTGATGATACTTATTACGGATTAGGTTGAGTTCACGCCTTGTATCCATGAGTTAGTATCCTATTACTGAAGAACCTGAGTACCCCTGCTCGGGAGCAAAATCAACAATGACATCTTTTCGTAGTGGTTCACTATTGTCGCCATCAACTGAAATAGTTCCTGAACCAATTTCTGGAAAGATTCTTTCAAGTGGTCCGTAATAACCAAGTTCACGATCTTTGTACAATGGAACAAGAAGTCCAGTAGTACGAGAAACACGACGAAGATTCATTATTTCAATTCTTTCAAAGCCAATATTTAGTGCCCTAGCCTGACGACTATAACTATTTTGCCAGAATTCTAAAAGGCTTTGAACCATTCTAAACCGTTGACTAGCAGGGATATGCACAGACTCCGATGTGGTTACGTCTATGTCTCGGCTATACTCGGTCATCAAGCCCCAAAGACATTCAACTACACAAGCCATTCCAATAGTATCTATGACAATAGAACTCATGCTTTCTATTGGAATATCCAAGTTATACACATGCTGTTCAATAGCATGCCCAGCGTAAAACTCTAAATCTGTTGGCAAAACCCACTCATAGTAATAACCTTCTACAAGTATCTTAGTATTTGCTGCTTGGGTTCCACTTAACCGAATGATTCCATTGCGAGCATCCAATGAGTAATGGGCGGAAGCACTAGTATCTGCGCTAAGTTCTGTTGGAGTATTGGATGTGTATGTAGCCACCCATAGAAGATCTGGGTCAATGTTAGGAGTACCCAGTTCATATGTTCTACCAACAGCATCAAAAGACACTTGGAAGAACTTAGGATAGTCACGAAGGTATCCTCGGGCTATGTCCGTGACTGTACTAACAATGGTAGGAGAGTAATCAGCATGCATGCTTATAGTTTACTTTACTATTGGTCACCAGAGCCAGAGCCAGGAACAGTATCTTGAAGTTGCTGACCCACTGCTGGTTGTGTTTCTCTAAACCTACCTAAGTTGAAACGTCGTACTCTGACAATATCTGTAATGCTGCCCTCGGGAGTTGGAAGAGTTTCTTCGCTCACAGTCCACCCAACAAAAATGGGTTTAATCCCTCATCTGCTACACCTTCGTACTTAGCAAGGTTTTGCCACCCAACTGTACTTGAGTACACGTACAAGGATGATTGCTGCAATGCTGGTGTGTTAGTTCTAATATACAGGTCACCTACCTGTGCTGCCACTGTTGGAACAGCGCTTCCAGAACGAATAACTGTTTTAGTTAACTTACGCTTGTCTACAACGCTTAGTGCATCAAAAGTTACACCAGACTTTCTGTACAAGGCATACAGAGGAACTTGGTTAGATGCAATTGTTGGGAAAACTGGGTTAGTTGCACTAGCGGTTCCAACAACTGTTAGATATGTTGCTACACCCGAAGTAACAGATGCAACAATAATGTCAAAGCGTGGGTCTGTTTCTGCGGCAGTAAAAGTAAGAGTTGCAGTGGCTACTGAGTAGTACGCACCATTAACGATAACTTCACCAGCGGTTAGCGTAGCACTACCTGTGCTAGCAGAGAATGTTGTTACATCCCCACCACTAATTACACCGTAGTTATCGTTACCAAGTATCTGAAAGTCAAGAGAATCTGGTTCTGCTTGATCAATGCTCTGGAATGTTACACCGTAATCACTTGCATTAGGTACTGTAAGTCCAGCCATTTAAACCTCAGAGAGTGTCGTAGATATTTCCTGAGTTCTTCAAGTAGTTGAAGAGATCACGGGGTAGTTTATAACGCTGCCCATCAACAAAAGAAAACTTCTCTGTTCCCCAGTATTGGGTCCAAGTACCTTTTACTTTTGCGTTCATGGTTTGCGTAAGTGTCTTAGCATCCAAGACTTCTGCTTCAGTAAGATCTGAAACAAATAGTTCTTCTTCAACTTCAACAAATTCTTTAATTGCTTTTTTTGCTGCCATGTTCTGCTCCTTGTTTTTTGAGTTTTCAGGGGGATTGGGTTTTAGCCCAACCCCCCCAAATCCTATTACGAATTATTATGAGGAGGAAATTGCTCCACCCTTAGTGTTGATAACAACACGGGATTCTCCAGTAATCATACCGAAGCCCCAGATTGCGTACCAAGCAAGACCATGCTCACGACCAAAGTCAATGACACCACCGTCACGGAGTTCCACTGGCAAAGCAATGGCATGTCCGAAAGCGTTGTCACCAATCATCAAGGCGCTGTATGATGCTTCGGCTACGGCTTGTGCACCCGTTGCTGATGAATCAATGTCTGCTGGGCCTGCACCCTGCTTGACTTGCGTGGTCTCAATGAACACTACGTCATAGAGGCGACCAATTTCACCAAGCATGAAGTTACCAGGAGCGGCATACTTCGTTACTTCAATGAATTCAGGCCAGTCACGGAGCGCACGGCTCTGCGATGGGTGAACGAAGCACACGTATGTGTCGCCAAGGCGTGGAATGTTCTGACCAGCCAAAATCTCAACAGCGTCCTTGATGGATGCTGGCGAGAGGTAGCCTGGGTTTGCTGCATCACCCAAGGTGCCTGCATCATATGGAGCAAGTGAACCACGAGTTGAACCAAGAGTCTTGCGACCAAAGACAACTGCTGGAGGAACTGCTGCACCACCCGCAAATGGAACTGCGTTTGTGTAAAGGGTGTTACGAGCCTGAATGTCCATAGACTGTGCCATGTGACGACCAAGCAAACGACTTGACGATGCCATGACATCATCAAACGATGCGTTGAGCAACAGTTCGGTGACAGCAAGAGCCTTGCCTTGTTCGCCAACCGTGATTTGAATCTGTGATGCTGACAAGGAGGTTGGCTCCATGCGAACACCTTCAGTCAAGGTTGCGCCTGTTGTTTCATCCGTTGCAATATTGCTGTAACGCATGAAGTTGATTGTCAAACCTGGTTGAACACCGAGTTCCGTTTTCTTAACAGCGAACTGCTCAAAACGAAGTACTGGCATTGCTTGGAACAAAATCTCTTTTGACCAAATTTGCTGAATTGCTGGTGAAAGTGTTGCATCACTTGAGTAACCAGTCGTGGTAATTGAACCAAGACCTGCTCCTGTAATCGCTCCACCTTGTGGGCCTGGAAGTGCCATAATTTCTCCTTAGTAACTAATGGATATAATCTTTATTTAGAATCGCCCTTTTGGACGAGAATTGAGTAACCTGTCACGCATTTTAACATACTGATCCATTGTCATATTTCGGATGTCATCCGCATTCAACGATTGGTATTCCGTTTGAGTTTCCATAGGCCCAACAGATGGTGACGTTACCGCCGCACCTTTAACACGACTCGGTTGAGTCGCTTGCTGGATACTACTGATTATAGCAGCACTCCGCTGACGGAGGATTTCCACAGATGCTTCAACTTCTTCTGGGGTATTTCCTGCTACCAAGTCAATCAACTCTGGGATGATTTCTTCTTGAGATTCATGGATACGTCGTTGGCGATAAGTCTCAAGTTCACGCAATTGGCGCTCTTTTTCAAGGAGTGCTTCTTGTGCATGACGCTCTTGCTCAATAGCCTGAAAGCGTGTTTGCCATTCCTGATCAATGTTCTTGATTTTGACATTGAATTCATCTTCAGTGCGCTTGAGGAGTTCTTTTGCACTCAACTCATCAAACTCACGTGCACGACGGATTTCCTCTTCCTTACGGGAAATCTCAGTTGCTTCTTTAATTGCCTTTTCACGCTCGGTAGCAAGTGTTGAAATTTGCTCTTCCATGCCTTTGTAGCGACCTTCAGCCTCTTCCAAACGCTTGTAGAGTTTATCTTTTTCTTGCTTGCGGATACTTTCAACTTCATCTTCAGTGAAAGTCTTCCCTTTTTGCTGCGGTGCAACTTGTTCAACCGCCTCATTAAAGGCTTCAATAGCCTCTACGGGAATAAGGATTTCATCATTACTTTGCTTTGCCATAATTTTCTCCTATGTGTTGTTTAGCAAATACTAAATTAACTTGAATTATGTAAACGTATTATTTATCTTCATCAGGGATTCGGCGTTGAGCGAATCTTGCGCCGTATGCCCTGCTAGTCATTTGGTTCATCAGTTCCATTTCTACTGGTGGGACACCAGCACCTGGAAGCACTCCGCCCCCTTGGGGACTTCCTGCACTACTAACATTAGCACCTCCAGCGGACACGTTTTCTAAGCCTCCGCCTTGAGGCAATAATCCTGTAGCCATCATTACTGCTTGACCAATTTGTGCACGGAGCATATCCAGTGCACCTTGATCAAGAGCATCATCTCGTAGTTCCTCAAAGATTTCAACCATCTTCTCATTTGGAAACTCTTCACCAAGGAGAGCCAATGCTCCACGCTTGGACTCAATACCAAGAGCCATCTTTGCTTGCACTTCATTGAGTTTAATAAGAGCATCAACTGGCAAAGGCTCAGGCCAGTGGATAGTTGTCTTATATGTGTTTGGATCATTAGGGTCAAGAACTAGAAGCATGTCTGGTTCAGGTTGAGCCGATTGAGAAGGGTCAAACGAAAGCATCTGTGGTTCAAAAATAGATGCAGTTCTAATGATAATTTCATTAAGTTTTTCAAGACCATGCGTGAAGTGAATCTTCTTCATCTGGTAACGGTTCATAAGAGGCTGGTATTGGATAGCCAAAGCAACACCTGAAGTATTAGATACTGGTTGAAATTGACCAAGGGCAGTTTCAGGAACACCAGTGATTTCGTGCATTGCTCGCTTGATCATTTGAACGTATTCAATTGCTCCAGCCATCTCACCACGAGATTCAAGGTTGAACACGTTAGCGTCTTTAGGAAGACCTGCCCAAACTTTCTTAGGACCACGCTCTAGTTGTGAAGCCTTTGCTCCAGTAATGATTGTTACAGGAGCAGCGTGGTAGTTGATGATGTCTGAAATTTCAGTCATCTTCTCGTTGAGTTCACGGTTCAATTGAATGACATCCCAGATGTCCGATTGACCCCAAGGTGATGAAGTTATTGTAATGTTCGGAATGTGAACAACTGGAACCATACCAATTGGGTTTGGGTACTGATCAATCAACTCATCATTGATAAATTGTTGTACTGATTCATCAGTCAAGATTTCAGTAAAGGTATATACCTGACGAGTACCTTCTGGTGAAGTTCCCCAAAAGCGATACTTAAGTTTGAACCTAAGAAGTCTTTCCTTATCGTGTGGGTGGTATTCAGGAAAACAATGCGCTGGGTTAAGCGGGAGAATACGAATACGACCTGGTTTTGTTAAACCAGTTGGATCGGCGTATGGTTCGTCATATGCAATTTTTACAAAGCAATCGCCTGTAACAGAAGCAAGTTGCCCCATTTGCCAAAGAAGATAATGTTTGTTGTTATGGTTATCCCATACCTCATGAAGTAGATGAGGAATAACTGCTTGGTTTTGTTCAGGAACTTTGAACTGAATACCTTTACCAAAACAAAAGTTAGTAATAAAATCAGACATAGTCTTGATGTAGTTCATCGTGACATTGCTGTCACCCATCTCACGTCGGTGAGACCAGTGGTGTCCTAGGTACCAAGCCCATGCTGATGAATACCTATTGAGTCTTGGTCCATGAACTTCAAATTCTTCATCAGCAAGTTCAACTAGTCCCAAAGGACTAATTGCAACAGTTAAATCGCTAGATGCCGCCCTATAAGACGGTGACCAAAAATCAATAGGCATCAGTTAGACCTTTTCAGCAAAGAGGTAGTAGATCAATACTACTTCTTTTTTGCAGCAGTCTTTTTTACAGGTGCTTTTACAGGTGCGGCTGCAAGTGCTTTTTGTGCCAAATTAAGCAACAAGGCTGTGTTCTTGTCACCAATCTTTGTAGAAACTACCGAAAGTACAATAGTTACTACTGGCATAACCACTGCAACTGCCTCTACGGAAACATCGTATTTGATTGCTGCATAGGTCAAAAGACCTAAAACGGCTCCCTTTAACCCTGCATCTGCATGTGCTGTTTTTAGATTATTCATGTTTTCTCCTAGTTTAGGTATACCCGATTATACAGGCTTACGGGTTTTGTTGGTTACCTCATACTCCTGTACGTATGAGTGGTATGGCGGACCCGTATACGGATCAAATCTTGCTGAGACAGTGAGGGCTTTTATTGCGTGTGTCTTTGCTTGTTGTATTGTTTGCTTCTTATTATGCGTCAAAACTTGCATTGCCCCTAAAGCGTAAGAAGAACCTGAACCGATAGCATAAACACTATTGGCTTCGGATGCCCAAGAGTAGTCCCCATCAACAATAAAGATAACACCATTAACAACTACAAGGATTGTTGATCCGTGTTCTGCAATGTGGTCTTTGTCGTCCCTATCTGGGATTGAGTACCCCTGTGTATCAAAGCATTCACGGAGTGCTGGTATAAACTTCGCCGTAAAGAACTGGTCAAGTTTCTTCCCTTTAAGGTTTGGTGGTGGTGTTGGTGGTTGGAAGACGTGATGAAGAATGTTGATGGCCCGTACATCTCCAGCAGCGCCAAGTAGATATTTTCCATTAGTTGCTACCTTGCTTGACCCTTCTCGTAAAGTTCCTATTTGCGTTGCAAATCCTGTAATGTCCATTGCTGATATTCGTGAATCTACACAGATAACCGCAAAGCCATCTCCCTGTACTCCAACGATAGTTGTCATTTCTACTCCGAAGTGTATTCTTTACCCTGATACAACGCCCAGCCATCATAGATGGGGATTACATCGTAACTAAACCGATGTGCACCGCTGTCCTCGTAGGATACTACACCCATTCCTTGTTGCCAATTTTCGTAGCGAACAAGTGGTCGTCCGTCTAGATCCACCCCACCACGAGTAGAAGGGATAGCCCCGTCAATCCGAGCAAGGCAACCAGGAGAAGCAGCCATGATGGTTCTTGGTCCATCAAAGTCTTCACGAGTTTTAAATGCTGTTTCAATTCTGTGAATGTGACCATAAATTACGCTCGTCTTTTCTGCATTGAGGTAAACGTGTGCTGTGGAGCCTGACGACTTCACACGATCACCGTGGATAATACGGAGTTTCTCATTGACCCAATAATCAGATGCGGGATACCCTGGACGGTACTCTACACCAAACTCATCCATGCGACAAAGGTATGGAACAGATAATACAGGCCAAGAGTCAGGAGTATTCCCTTTTCGGAGTCCATACGCAGCAGCAGCGTTCATTACTAGATACTTAGGCATACGCTCTTCGTGGTTTCCTGCCAACCAAATGATCTTTGCGTCAGGAGCCATTGCTCTCATTTGTGCACAGAAGAAAGTTGCACGATCAATTGCTGCTTGAGTAGTTTGTGCGTATGCAGGGTATGTAACATACTTACCCATTTCAGGAAGATCTAAGTTATCTCCAACACACGCAATAACATCAGGCTTAAGTTCTTGAATCATCTTCAAACAAATCATGATTGCTTTTTCATCATGCGTTGGTTCTAGTTGACCATCACGACCACGAAAGTAACCAAACTGAATGTCAGGGACAACTACACATGTTTTGAATGCTGAAGTTTTTTTACTTATCACCTTAATGGGTGGCAATTTGACAGCAGGACCTTGCTGTACAACAGGCCATTCAGGACCAGTCTCCCACTTAGGAGAAAGTTGTACGGTGGTAGTAGTCCTAGTTTGAACATCTCCGTTCTTATCTGGAGATAGTGCGTGGCGAATAGATACCTTTTCTACGTTACCAATCTCATCAAGATCTATATCTTTAGCAACTAGCATGTCTGCAATTGCTCCAAGCATCTTTTCTTTACGCTGTTTTATTTCTTGCTCACTTGCAAGACTTGATAGTTTTTCTTGTAGATTACTCATTTAGTTACTCCCAAATTGTTTGGTAAACATAGGCACTTACTATCAGTTCCCTCTCGGAAACACGCACGTTTTTGATTAATTGTTGCTCTTGCAATTGAAAAACCTTCATCAATTAAGGCTTGGTGTATTGCTGTATTTGATGCTGGACTCTGTAATGCGTCAAGTAATGCTGAAGCAGTTTCTGTGTCTAACATTTTATGCACTCTCCCTAATGGGCAAGGTGCATCAACAACTTTAGAAAGTTGTGTAAGGCGATTAAGTAATGTCTCTTCTTCGTTATTTTTTGACATGCTTTTTCTCCAGTTTGTGTCGTTCGTGTTTTAAAACTTCAAGCAGTCTGAACAATTCGTCGGCATCTTGTTGACCCCCAAAGACCTTACTCAGGTAATAGGTAATACTATCAATGTCTTGTACACGCATGCAACCACCTTCATCTGGTCTAGGACACAGAGCCTAGCCTACCTCAAAGTTTGTGTCAAGCAGGTTTCTGTGCCAACACATATGCTACAACAGCAGGCGTTGGAAATGGACCAGTGACAAGTCGGATATGCCAAGGCTCGCTTGGGACAACTTCCCAACTAAAACCAAAGTCTTTGATGTTGGCAATTAGCCATTTCATGCGCTTTGGTTCCGCAGCACCTGCAATATCAATTGCCAATCCGAGATTATGCATGGACTTGCCAGGTGTCGCCAGCATCGCCATACCCTTTTTCAGGTACCAGGTTTTTCCTTCAAACGTCTTCGTGCTTGTTCCTGCAACTGGTTCCAAAACGTAGCGTTGCTTAAAACCCGCCAGTTGGCTCTCGTATGTGCGATATAAATCGCCGCTGCTCGTGGGTTTAAGTTCAATTCCGTCTGCTTTTGCTTTTGCGACCATTGCGTTCCAAGCGTCTGCGGCTCGGTGGTGGAGTTTTCCTCCAGTTGAGATTGCTCTAAGCATAGATTCAGGCAATTTTCCAGGTTCAACTCCTTTAAGGTCTGGCGGCAATACTACAGGAACAATGTAATCCCAAGCAACTTTACTCATTTTTTATCCTTAACTGTTGTGTCTTTTCCGTCTACTTTATTAAAAACATCATTAATTTCTGCAAGCGTAAGTTTACCATCATCTAAGAATGACCTAGACAACCCCTCAATCACAAAAGCAACACCAGCGATACCAGCCATAAAGCAGGCTTTCCATAGGGGAACTCCAGCAATTGCTCCAGCACCAATTACACCTAACCCAGATGCAGCAAAGGTGGCAAGAATACGAAGGATGACATTAAGGATTAAGTCTTTACGCATACTATTTCTTTTCTTTATCTAGATGCCAATCAATATGCCCGTCTAGTCGCTCGCTTGTTTTTTCTGTAATGTGGGTCAAAATCTTTAACTGATGTAGAACGCCAGCATGATCTGTTCTATTCTCTTTACGCATTGTTCTGGCTTCTTTAATTAGCCAAGCAAACCCTGCCGCAAAAACTGGAATGATTGCAGCGAGAATGGTTGCCCAGCCAGTATCCATGATTTATGCTCCGAACTGCTCTGAGTTAACATGACTACGACGGTTGCGTTTAGCCATTTCAGCCGCACCTGGAATATTAAAGACTGGAGAAGAATCAGCAGTTTCACTAAATTTTGCTTGTCGTTGCAAAACATCTGGAGATGCATATTTCAAAGGAATACCACCAGGTTGCCCGACTGGAATATCAGGGCGAACAGGGCGAACAAAGTGATTCTCTGACACAGTACCAATCATTGCTTTTAACCCTGCTGTTTGTTTTACACGCAACCCACCAGTTTGACCAGCAAAACCACGAGAAACGTCATGCAAACGGGCATCGCTATCATCTGCATCATAAAGATGGAACTCTTCTTCATTACCATGCCCATCATGCATCACCCATCGCTCTGGCTTAGGGTCTTCCTCACCCAGCCATAATGCTACTTGAGTAGTAAGACCAGCATCGTGGCGTTGCTTCACACGTTTTGTAGGTGTTTGTTCACTGATACTGCCAGTAAGGTAATAGTTTGGTGGTGCATCTGCTTCAGGTTCTTTTTCACCTGGGCGAAGGACACGGTTCATTGTTTCTTTTGTGTAATTCGTATGGGTCAGCAATGGATGCTCTTTTGCAAGACCAACTGCTCCTGAGTCCGTACTTCCTTCTTCGTTAAAATCGTGAATCCAAGGACCAGCCAAAGTTGTTTTATGCCAAGGAACGTCTGTCCACATGTTGCTACGCAAAGCAGGAACCATGCCAAGATCACGAGCACTACGAGCACCCCTTCGTGATTGAATCACAGCAAGTGCTCCAGCAAACTGAGGATTGTCTGCCCAGTAACCAGACCTAGTTTGTTTTGCTCTTTCAGCAGAACCTCCAGGCATACCATAATGCCCAGACTTAGAGTTACACAATTGAGTGCAGATTGGAGTCCTACAGCCTGAGCACCCCTCAAATCTTCCGCTACTTGTAGCGTTTGATAAAGACATACCCATTTCAAGTGTTGATCTAACAAGTTCATTTGGATGACTTGCATTTTTAGCAATTTTTAAATTAGTTGATTTTGCCGTTGGGTCAGTATCACTAATCATTGCTAGGTCTTTACCACTACCTCTAGATTTTTTGTATAGATCCCAATCATCCATAACTTCTTTTGGTCTAGCAATTGCAGAACGATATTCAGATTCACTAACTGAATTGACAATATCCTGTAATGTGGGTAACTGCGGGGTTACTTTTATTCCTATAGGTTTTCTTGCCATAATCTACCCCTGATAGTCGTACTGGTCTTTGCGACCCTTGTTAACGTGGATTGAACGCCTACGCATATCTACTGCCTTAAGGAGTCGCCCTTCCTCTTCAGGTTGCACAGTGTCCTTTACATTCTTATCAAGTGCAGGACCCTGACTTGAAAAAGCAGAATCAACAGGGTCACCTTCTTGAGCAGTTGGTGTGTAGGCAAATTGAGATTCTTGTAATGTCTCCATACCGACAAGGTTTTTAGGAATGGCATACCCTGTTGGTTGAAACGTATTTACAGCACCACTACTCTTTAGGTAACTACTAAGAATAAATGGGTGTCGCCGTTCACGAACTGTTGGTGGTGGTTCGGCACGAAAAGATGCTTGAAACTCACCCAGACGACTTGGGAACATATATTGTCCCTGTGCTGACAATCCATAATTTTGGGCAATGCCTGCTGCAAGATCATCGGTTGAAGTTGAGACAGACAAAACAGAAGTATCGCTACCTACATCGCTATCTGATCCGTAATCAACAGAGGCATCACCACTGTCGGACATGATTAGTCGTTAACAACCGTCACGTTAGGGCGGTTCATATGACCACCCGAGTTGTATGAATATTCCCACTTAGGCATGTCATCGCCAGCCATTGCACCTTCAACAAACTCTGAAAGTACGGATGGGGCTTCAACCCATGATGCCGAGCCAACATGTGCTCGCTCACGCATGGTGTCTGCTGCATGCTTGTAGAACATTTCAGGGTTGTTATGGTTCATTCGCATTGGCGAAGGAGCGGTGTCCTCGTATGCGCCTTGACCAAAGTCGTTTGGAACGTCAGTGTCAGTTGCTACACCTTCTTCAAAACGCAAAGGTCCTTTATTGCCTGGAATGCTTGGAGCCATCGTGCGCTCAAACATTGATCCGTCCCGCTCTGGGAACATAGGTGATGGTGCTACTGTCATGAGTTACTCCTCATAGATAAGGGTTTCCTTAAAGAATATCACTAATTGAAGAACGGGTTCTCACCAACTTGAATAGTAGGCATAGTATCATGAACTGTCATGGCACAAGCAAGCGCTAGGGAGTCTGGGTAATCATCAAAAGCGCCCTTTTCATTAGGGGCTTCTGCCAACATATAAGGACCCCGATACACTTTTTCTAGGTCATTCATTTGCTGATTAAATCTTTTCCAGTTTCTTGTCCTACGGGCTTTAGAGTGCCCAGGAATGACTAATTGCTCTCTTTGAATTAGTTCAGTTAAATGAATCCATCTTTCGTTCTGAGCCTTAGAGTCAGAACTCATTGCTATAACTTCCCTGTCGGGCATAAGTATCTTTAGGCGCTCTGCGACTGCTCCACCCACTCCCTGAGAAT